CGCACTTAACCTATTAGTAGCAGGAGCAACATGTCTTGCAGATATAATCATGGCACCAATCAAACTGGCAATGGACTGGATTGGTGGGCTATTCTCTTGGACCAAGCCTGGTGAAGAGGGTATCTTCACATCTATATCTAGTATAGCTTTTAGTGCCTGGGCATCAGCAACGAATTGGCTTATTGGCTTATTTACTTGGGATGAACCGGCCAAAGCTTTAATAAATCTTGCATATATGCCTCTGAACTTAGCTTTAAAGGTATTTACTGGTATCGGCTCTTGGATTGCCGGACTCTTTGGTTTCGATAAGACGTCTGAAGCACTAGCTGAAGCCAACAAATATTCTGTTGGCGATATTGCTATAATGGCATTTGACACTGTTAAAAAATGGTTATCAAATAAGTTTTCTGGTGAGGTTAATCTAGGCGGACTGTCATTCAGTCTACAGGATATAGTCACTGCTCTTGGTGATAATATTGGCCTGATGAAAGATATCCTAGTATCACAGATTTCATTCAGTATTAAAAGGTTGGTTAACGGATTTAAGTCAAGCTTTGAAAGAGCTGCTAACTTTATAGCAAATCTTGGTGATGAACTATACTTAATGATTTCTAAGAACTTCAGATTTAAACTTCCTGAAATTAATATTCCTGAAACATTTCTTACACCAGCGTTTAATCTTATTCCGGCAATTAATGTAGGTGTAGGTGATGCAGCCAGTAGAACTGCAGCCAAAAATCGTATTCAAACTAGAGATAATGCAAGCACTGCAAGAGTCAGTAAGCTACAAAGTGAAACCGGCAATGAATTAGCAAATCTTCAGTCATTGCAAGCTCAGCTAGCATCAAATTTACAAGCGGTTGTTGTTAATAATAATACAACTAATACTGCAAACAATAATTCTTCTAGTGCTAACTCCACAAACTTAAATGGGACCGCCTCTGCAGGCGATCCCTTTGCTCTTATGCCATCGGCATTTTAATCGTCTTGAGCAAGCTTGGCAAAGTATGATAGTGTGTCATCATCATTTGATTTCTCACTAATAGCCTCTGCCGTTACCGGAGCATTAAACATTGGATCAGGTGCTGGCTCATTCATTTGAGCTGCCTGGGCCAATGACTCCTGACCGGCATCTGCAGACTCTCCAAGAACTTTCATAAGCTTGGCTTTAAGCTCAGCATATGATTTATAGTTCTTAGGATCTTCAAACTCTGCTAGATCGTACATACCATTATATAGAGCTTCAAGCTTATCCTCATCGCTAGAGATAGCTGCAGGAGAAGCAAACTCAGACTTATCGTAATTACGATAGCCTTCAACGTTACGAATCTTAAGTTTGAAGTCTGCGCCTTCCCACATATCAAACGGATTTGTAGGAGTTTCGTCCGCAAACTCTGGCTGCATCATATCCATGATTTTGTCATGAATTTTCTTACCATACTGATACAAGAAGGTTTTGCCTTCACGCTCAGGATTAGCAGGATCTGATACAATTAGAATATTTGAGACATAGTGCAACCGACGCTTTTGCGTACGTGCGGTTCCTTTATCCTCTTCAATGCCTGTATTCCATAACTTGGAATTCAATTCACCGACAGGATCTGTTTGCCCAATTGATGTAAGAGACCGTTCGATGTACCATTGACCAGTTGGTCCTTTAAAACCGTGATCCCAGTACCGAACCCACGGAAGTTCTTGACCTTCACCTGCTGGAAGAAAACGTAGGACAGCATAACCGTTACCGGCTTTATCCACTGTTGGTTTCCATACACGGTCATCACCGTAGTTCTTCTTTTCTCCACCACCGCCAGCAGTTTCGGCTGCTTGGATGAGTTTAGAGATTGAGCTTTTATTTCGTTTTAGTTCTGCAAAAGACATATGTTAGTTCCTCTTATTTGCTGTAGTATTGCTGTAATGTGTTTGTGTATTATACCACGTTCATGTGTCGTAGTACATCGTTATTTATAGTTTATTTTAGGCGTAGACTCCATTGAATTGTTGTGTACACCTAATGAAGGTTGTACATTTACTTAATTGCTTTAGTGTACTTGCTCCCGCATACGTGCACGTGCTCCTGAGGCCACCTAAAATATCTTGAATAGTGTGATCAATATCACCACGATACGGTACTAATACTTCTCTGCCTTCAGAAGATCGATAGTTTTTTAATCCTCCAAAGTGTTTTGTGTTTGCTGCATCACTACTCATACCGTAAAACGCTACAAACTTTTTCTGTTCGATTTTATCACTCCAAGATGTCTTTTCAATTTCGTCAATTGTCATTACATCTTTAACCCATTCACCTGTCTTATAATATTTTTCAATTACTTCACCGCCACCTTCATTGTGTCCGGCTAACATTCCACCAAGCATAACAAAGTCAGCACCGGCAGCAAAGGCTTTAGCCACGTCACCAGGGCAAGTACAACCACCGTCGGCGATAATAAAACCTCCCAGTCCGTGTGCAGCATCAGCGCATTCTATAACAGCACTAAGTTGTGGATAACCAACACCTGTTTGAATACGTGTAGTACATACGCTACCAGGACCGATACCTACTTTAACCATATCAGCTCCAGCCAGAATCAATTCTTCTGTCATTTCACCGGTCACTACATTGCCAGCAATGATTACAATGGATGGGTGATTTTTACGGAATTCTTTTACAAATGAAACGAATCGTTCAGTGTATCCATTCGCAACATCGATGCAGACATATTTTAAATTACTGCCTACTTTTCTGTAAACATCTTCAAATTTAGCGTAGTCTTTATCACTGATGCCAATACTCATTGCAGTGGTATTAGTAAAGCCCCATGCAGAGAAATATTCAATGAGTTCATCAACGCTATAGGTTTTAACGAGACACGTAAAGATACCATGATTTGACAGTGCTGCAGCCATATCCATAGTTCCAACACCATCCATATTGGCTGCCATAATAGGCACGCCGCCATACTGATATTTTTTAAAATCAAACGTACGGTTTAGGTCTACTTCTTTTCGAGATTTGAGAGTGCTTCTCTTTGGCCTGATGAGTACATCTTTGTAGTCAAGCTTTACATCATTATCAATACGCATTATAAATCCTTACATTCACTCAAATGTTAATTCATTACCACGTGGTAAGTAATTTAGTTTCATTGCTTCGGCTTCAATCTTATCTTTGATGGGCGCAGATATAAACTTGCGCACATCCTGAGTATCGATATTATGTTTTTCACAAATGTCACACACCGCATCGATGTATGACATTTTTTGTTTAATTACGGCATTCTCAATAAGAACAGAGAATTTTGATTTTGTTAAAAATTGTGTTTCTATCATTCAACCTCGTTTTCCGCCATATCATTCCAGGTAAATCCAAGGTCTGAATAAAATACGCCATGTGTTCGTTTAATATTACCTTCTTTATCGTATGCAGGATGTACGCATCTCCACTTTACTGCATGTTCCCTATGTTCACCATAGAAGTCATCACAGTAATCTCCGGTACGCAAGAACCTATCTAGGTTTGCAATGTATCCGGCAGTAGCAGATACCTTTGCGTAGATGCCTTTTGTATTAGGCTCTTTGCGAAGAATAGATCTATCTTCTTTCAAGATCTCTTTCTGAGTTGCCTGCCAGCGTCTGATATTTTTAAGAGAGAATACGTCATCTTCAGGCAATGCCAATACATTATCAGCAATGTATGCATATGACGGTGGATTTTTTAGTAGCTTTTCGGCCCGAGCTTTGGCAAAACGCTCAGCAACTTGCTTGCGCTGTTCCTCTGACATAGGCTTGCGTGGCTTCTTAGACTTGATTTTGATAGTGTCTCTCTTAACCATAGTAGTATCCTCCAAAACGTTGCTATAATACATTCTACAACATTATTAATAGGTTGTACACAGCTTATTTTATAGTGTAACTTTTATGTTACACTATTTTTTAAGATGATTATATATTAATAATTCCAGATGTGGCAGATATTGTTTGGTAATTTTTATTTAAAAATAATTCAAGATCTGATTTAATGTTAGAAGAAAACTTGTAAATAGGATTTCCAGAAGCAGGTCCAGATTTAGTTATAAGTTCAAAGTTAATATTATATTTTTTAGTAAGTGATTTAATTTTAGAAGTAGTAATGTTAAAATCGATATCGAGTTGTATTGAATGTGACATGAAGTCTCCTTTGTTTATAGTTCATACTACTACAATACATATCGGATGTACACTTTTATTTTCAGTTATGTGCATTTTATTTTATAGTTCTGCTTCTAACGGAATGATTTCGATTTCACCATCAGATAAATGCCTATGCTTTATATAACCTTCTTTACAAAGGTATGTGATAGTGTCCTCGATAGCTCTTTCATTATCCGCAGCGAAATTTGTTCTAGCAATTAAATAACCTGTCAAAGCGCTAAGGCCCACACAGGCTAGCGCCATCCAAATTGGTTCGATATAAAAGTTCATTAGTCTTCCTTTTTAATGTGTACAAATATCGAAAATGGTGGTATAATTAAAGAGTTCCTTTGAGGGTGGATGGATACCAATATTGGTATCTCTATTTATATGGCTTCAAAAGAGAGCACACTGTCAACCCTAAAAGATCTCCAACCTTCAGATTGTGTATCATATACTACAACGACTTCTTCATTTAAAGCACGAACTTTTTTCTGGCTTAAAGGATCTTCCTTTTTTGCCGGTGGTAAGAAAGAAGGATGCAGCGTACAGTACATTACGCGAGGTGTTCCGTCTTTCTTAGTGAATGTAACTTTGCACTCATTTTCCTGCAAGGTAGTTGCAAGCCACTGTCTTTCATATTTCATATCAATTCCAATCATTATCAAATTTTGTTGTTTCATGTGCAGTTTCGCCGTAATATACCTTTGCATATTTTGGTGCATCGGTATACGTATTAACATTAGTCATGTCATCAGTTGGAATAAAAATGCCATGGACGAGCTTCGTCTTTTTTGGCAGATTACCAGAATTTAGTAGAGCCTTAGATTTAGCTTTAAGCTTAGACATTTTATTGCGACGATTACCAACTTTTTTAATTAAAGCCAAACGATCTTCCATTTGTGCATCAGTCATCATTATCATAGTCCTCCGAGTGTGGATTTAATTGCATCAGTATGCTTACGAATACTACGAATATCATCATTGTGTGTTAAAACGCGTGCTTCAACCTTAGACAATTTTTGTTCGATGATTTTTAATTTATCAATAATATTCATAATTTGAACTTGCATATGTTCATTAGTCATTTTTTCTTCCTCGTATGGAAACTGCCTTCCGGCTGTTTGAGTGCTAGTAATAATTCAGTGAACATCATAGGAGACAAGACAATCAAGTCGTGGTCTTCACGTACTGTGTTCCACTGTCTTATGTATACTTCGTTTTCGTCGATGAACATTTGCACGTCTTCGTAAGCATCGATCTCACATAAGACTGTAGTAATGCTTTCATCCCAATCAATTTCATTCGTAAACATTAATCAACCACATCCATTTCTAGTGGTTCATATTCCTCCTCAAATGTTTTAAATTCTAGCTCCTTGCGTTTTAGCAAGTCTGACAACATCTTTATTGCCGCATGCTTCTCATCTGAAGCACCTTCACAAACACCAATCAAAACACTATTAAGTGTTTCAATATCCCTGATTAAACTAACCATTACGCACTCTCCTCAGTTAAACATAAATCTGTCCATTGTACTTCAGCAGTAAATTGTGCACCACTCATTTCATCCATAGCAAAATCAGCAGAGCTTATCTTATCAAATATGATTTTAGCATAAGCCTCATCACATTCTAAAATTTTCATAATTAGTTGCTGATGAAACAGACTGGTGACTGATGGCCGAAACATTATTCGCCTCCTCTGCTCAACGCATATTGTAAGTCAGCCTCTTCAGCTTCAAGCTTACGATTCCAAGCAGACTTAAGTTTGTTAAGGAAACCATGTTGAAAAGCACTGTCTGCAGGATCATTATCAAAAGATGTAATCGCAATCCACATGTTAAAGTGTGGATCTCTCATTTCTTCGGTGGCCGCTTTGCAGCCAGCTTCAAAGTCATTTAGATTGAATTTTGTAGCTTGGGATATAGGAAAAAGTTTCATGCAGCCACCTCGATTTTTTCGAAGCCCATGTTGCAAACCATGTAGAATTCGCCGTTACGCATTTCAAGAATATCGCCAACCGAAGTAGAATAACCACGATCGCCAATAACTTCGACAATGTGTTGATTGTTCCAAAGGTTAGTAACTTCATAAGCAACATCCATGTCGTCCGTATGAACGTCATATGCTGGTGTGTAGTAAGCAAAGTTTTCGGTTTCAAACTTAGATGAACCAAAGAATGACGTAGACAATTTAGCTGCCTGAGCAGGAACTGCATCGTGGCCTTCTGCATTGACAAGGTTTACTTGAGCTTCTGTCAATTGAATCTGGTGAATCTTGATCATCTTGATTTCTCCTAATCACTGTTTCTGTAATTAGAATAATACATCTGGAATGATATGTAAACAGTTAATTTACATTTTTTGCACTTTTTTTTCTTTTACTGTGCCATCAGTTCTGCCAATTTGCTCGATTGGTCTATCTGGACCGCATATTTTCCTGCATGCACGTGGTGCGTACTCAAGACCTTCGTTTGCTCCTTTTACTACGGCATCAGAAAAAGCTAACCATTCATCCGTTAGTAAAATATCTTCGATAGATTCATTGTTTGAAAGTTTAAGATCTTCGCTTAATAATCCGTTATATAACGGATCTGGCGGTTTGTGCTCATAGTCAATATGGCAACATGGTATTAAATATCCTGTAGCAGTATGAGCAAATCCTTCTTTTTTCATAAGAAGAGATTTTTTGACAAGACACATAGGTTCAAATTCATTATCTACCATATTTCTTCACTTCCGTCCGGATAATATACTTTATTTAACATTGGTACCGTAGATCGAAACTCTGTGTCTGGTCTGAATTCTTTGGACGGAAATCGGTTTGAATATACGACATTAAATATAACACCAATATCACGTGCCATCTTTTTACAAGTATCAATATCATGCTGGTTGTATTTAAATACGATGTATTTCCATATGATATTATTAGGATCCATATACTCTGTAGACATCTTCATCATATCAAAAAGCTTCTTGCCGTCTTGCCTTACACGATATTTATGTGAATCTTCTGGTAGTCCATCTATTCCAAAGAACCACGAAATATTTTCATTAGTACATTCTTCATATATTTCTTTGTACCACTTTACTGGCTTGTGTGATGCTGCTGTGTGTACTGAGGCACTTTTACCATACTCTATGACCTTATGCAATATACCTTTGAAGTCTGGATGCATAGATGGGTCTGAAACTTGTCCGCTAAAATCAAAGTGGTCAAAATACTTAAGATACTTTTCAAAGTCTTTTATAGAAAGCGTCTCACCTAAAACTTTACCATATTTTTTCATATGTTGTAAGCGTCTGCAACATGGGCATTCTAACGTACATTTATTAGATATATCCATGTTGATAGTACGAGAAAAATTTACGTGTGGATTAGATCTTTCAAGAAAGTGGAGTAGTGTCTGGTTCATCACAAAAAGTCCTGCATGCAGATGGAAGAGTTTCATAGCTTTTCCATGATTCAGGAAGATCTACGTTAAACCAATCAGAAGTTAATATTTCTTCAAGAGTGTGGCCATTCAAATTATACTTATTCCTATTCTTCTTATACTTATTTAATACAGATCCATCCTTATCCCAGCCAGACCTGTTTGATGGATCTGACAGGTTTAAAAAATTTGTATTACCTAAATAGCAACATGGTAATACCTGACCATCTGGATTTACTAATATTTTTTCTTCATTTAACCACTTGCACGTAATGCATGGTTTATTCTCTGTGAGATCTGTGGCCATGTATTGTCCAATCTTTAGCATACTTGCTTTTGTCAGTTTTATTATGTGTTGCCATCATATTCTTTGAAGCATTATCGATCCAAGGATTTTGGATTATGTGATCTAAGTTTTTAGTTATTTCTTCAAGGACTTCTTTTTTACCAAACTCATTAATAAACTCAAACCTATCATTAATCAAAAATCTGTCAGACTTAATAATATAGACTTCTTGAGCACCGTACATTCTACACATTTTTCTTATATCATAAACATAATCTTGATTGTGTTTGAATAGAATTATAAACGCTTTTGTGTGTGCACGTGTAATGGAAAGTGCTTCCATGTTATTAAGCGTTTTGTTTAGATCTACACCTTTCCTGTACTTCTGATGCATTTCGTTATCAACGCCATCAATATCAAAATATACAGTCAGGCGCTCTTTACAATAGTTTCCAAGATCTTCCCACCAAGTTTCGGTTCGCATACCGCCGTTTGTATTCAAATGTATTTGAGCATTCGAGTTATCGATAATATATTTACATATTTTGCCAATATCTTTACTCATAATAGGATCACCCCAAGTTCCACAAATTTCAAACTGTGAAACAAAGTCTATTGATCCTGGTGGAAACTTTCTTGTAAAGTCTTCTAGCGACCATTTTATAAGTGGAAGCCATGGCATCTTACCAAGCCCGTTAGGATCAGTGCGGTGACACTGTGGGCAAGACGCATTACAATATGTAGAAAGGTCTAGCGCAATTCTAACTTCCTTATTTACTAAATCAGCAAATGTCATGGATGCATATCGTCTGGTTTTGATTCCGTATACGAATCCATTAACCAATTTGCAATTTGATCTTCTACTAAATGCCGAAGTTTACTATATTCATTTAGATTCTTTCGACGAGCAGTCATAGTAGATAACTTATTATAAATGACCTTAAGCTCATCTGTAGGCAGGTTCCATATCGATAGGTGTCTTGGATAAAGTATGGTGTTGAACCAAAGCTTTATATCATGCTTATGACAAAAGTCTAAGAATGATGGCATCTCTTCCCAGTTATTACGCATAGGATTTACCATAACTGATATTTGTACATCTTTCTTCTTACAGTAATCCTTAAAGATTTCTAAGTTTTCCATAACTTTACTAAGATCACCGTTAATACGAATTTTTGAATATGCCTCAGGAATTAAACTGTCAATACTAATGTTGATTTGGATGTTACAGATATCTAATAAATGGCGTACTCGCTTATTCATCACAGTACCATTTGTAGCAATACTGATAGGAAGACCAGGATTAATCTTTGCTATGTCTTCGCACATTTCTAACACTAGTTTTTGAGCAAATGGTTCTCCGCCATTAAATCGAAGCTCTTTAAGATGTGGATAGTATTCCTTCAATTGATCTCTAAATGATTGATTATACGGTTCTAGCATTCCACGATGATCGCCTACACCGGCTTTCTTTGCAAGGCCATTACTTAATAGTACTGAACACATTATGCATTCAAGATTACACTGGTTGCTTACCTCAAGCTCGATCATGCTTGGATAACCATTCTTATTCACAGGTAATTCACCATATGCCTTTGCAAGAGGCCATACGTCATTATCCATTTCGTGCTTACACTCTTTACACCGATCTAAGAATTTGTTTTTTAGTAGTGCATCACGATACTTTTGAAAATGCTCACCATTCCATATATCATTTACAGATCGATCCTCAGTCCACTTGTCACCAAATCCAGGAAGCTTCCAACACGGAGCAACTTCACCTTGTGTATTAAAATACATATTATTAAATGGAGCATTACATGGGGAAAATTCACCGTACATTATCTAATATCTCATTCCATTCCGGAAAGGCTTTTGCAAAATTATTACCTCTTAGTTCATCATAGTATTTTACATGTGCTCGAAAATGTTCGATCTTATTAACACCTTCTAAATTCATTCTATTAAGTATCAAGCGAATTCGTTCGTCTTTATTATCTTTAAACTTTTCGTTTACTATCGCTTTTACTTCAACCGGCAGATTAGTGATGTTTAGATTAACTGGTTGTTCAACATATTGAATTGAAATTGGAGTGTTAAAATCATCAGCGTATTCTAAAAACTCATCTATATAATATATATTATACCAATTCATAGTACAATTAAACATTACTTTATCCGGAAAATTAGTTATAAAATTTATAAAGTTTTTTTCTATGACGTCAAAGTCTGAGCCTTCACGTTGATAGTTATTTCTTTCATAGATATCATCTAAACTTATTCTAATGTCAAGTGACTTTAGTTTTTTTAACTGGGAAACAAATTTCTTATTCCAGTGAGTTCCATTTGTAACCATTAAAGTTCTTATGTGGTTAAGACCTTCTTCATCTATGTAGTCCATAATCTTTTTAATTTCTTGATTCACAAATGGTTCACCGCCCGCAAATAGAATATAGTCAGCCTGCTTCAACCAATCACGAATAATTGGCTCGTGATGTGTGCCGAGTATTTTATGAGCTAGGTAATGTGCTCTCACGTCAGGTGGTTCATCTTCTTTTGCAATTTGACTAGAATTGAATGATCCGCACATGCGGCATTTAAGGTTACACACATTTGTAGTTTTAAATTCCCAGAATACCGGTGGAGTGTCTAAAACTGCTGACTTAAATTTTTCGCCGAGTAATTTATCATCGGTCCAACGATTTATTACCTGCCTCAGACTTTCAATACCAGATTCTTCGGCCTTCCAGCAATCATTGCATTCTTTAGGTTTCTCGCCATCTAAAAACCTTTGACGAAGATCTTGAAATTTTTCATTATTCCAGCCTTTATCGATACGTTCATCTTTCATATCCGATAATGGTTTTGGATATCTACAGCACGGCAATAACACACCTCTAGGATCTATAGACAGTTGTGTAAAAGGTGCAGTACAAAAGCTCATAACAAATCCTTATTAAATATACGATAAATTAAATTTCCTGCATTTAGCAATAAAGGTAGTACGCTTTATGCCAAGGCTATTGCTTGCCTTTGTTTGATTCCAATCAAATCTTATTAATGCGCTCTTAACTTTTTCGTAAATTATATTGTCAATCTCTTCGTGGAAAGTGACAGGTACGCTGGCCGCTTCTGGCCACATCTCATCAAAGGTATCAAAGAAAACATCTTGTTCTGTTTTTGTATCAGGTTCTAACATGTGACTATTTATACTGTCAAAAAATGGACAGTCTGTTATAAATAATATCTAAGTAAGGGATATAAGGAAAAGGTTGAGATGCATAGATTATTACTAATAGCTGTCTATATTGCGATTATAGTAGGTCCGGCGTATGCTCAAGTTGCCGATGATGCCGACGGTAAATATGATTCTACAAGTTATGTGAACACAGATGGTACTACCAATACTACAACTAATAGCACAGTAAATAGTACAAATACAAATACCAACAATTCTGCTATTACGAGTACAAACGCTAACACTAATACTAATAATAATACTTCGGCTTCTACTTCGACTAATACGAACACTAATACTAACGCGAACACTAATGTCAACACTAACACCAACGCCAATACGAATAATACAACAGTAAATTCTACTGGAACCAACACTAATACGAACACTAATACTAACGCGAACACAAACACCAATACTAGTACTAGTGCCAATACCAATACTAATAACTCTACCGTAAATTCGACAAGTAATAATACAAACAGTTCGGCTGTGAATAGTACGTCCACCGTTGACCAAGATGTGACTTCAACTGCTACTAACACTAATACTAATAGTAATACTAATAGTAACACAAATGATACTACAGTAAATTCTAGTGGAACCAACACGAATACAAATAAGAACACATCTGACGTTACTCAGACAATCAAGACTCCACCTCCATCGGCTATTGCGCCGACTGTTATGCTAGGTGGAAATGATACGTGTACTGTTTCTTATTCGGCTGCGGTTCAAACTCAAATCCTAGGTGCTTCTGGTGGTGGTACAGTACGTGACTTAAATTGTGAACGTCTTAAAAACGCCAAAACACTTTATAATATGGGCATGAAAGTAGCATCGGTTGCTTTAATGTGTCAAGAAAAATCAATATTTGAAGCTATGGAAATGGCCGGAACTCCATGTCCGTTTAAAGGAACTATCGGAATGGAAGCTCAGGCAATGTGGGATGCCAGTCCTGATCGAAAGCCTGTAGCTCAAAAAGGAAATGAAGATAATGATGCAGTTAAGAAGATTATGGCTGGTGTGTTATTTATTGCTTTGTTGTCAATCGGTCTATAGCCAAGAAAAAACTGACGCTGACAGCGCGATACTAGCACCTGAAGATCCCTATGACGCAGTGCCTGGTGAACAATACATCAGTGACAATTTAGTTGAGAATCCTTTGTCGTGGAGCGGCCCTGACAGCCAAGGAGATTGTACATATCGACCAGCTGGACATGGAACGTGGGGTAATAATGCTGCACACATGGTAGGTACTTGGTTTTCTAATCCAGCTTATCGTGGTTGCCCACAAATATCTGAAGATGGTACGATGCGATTTAGTTGGAGGCCAGAAGATAATATGGCGCTGGTTAATACTATTGATGCGAATAGTATCGACAGTAAGATCGCAGCTTATGCTACAGCCTTTGAAGATCTTGGCATCATGGTCAATGGGTACACATACTCGTGGGAAGTATTGAATCGTAATGCTGGAGGCGAGCAGGAGGACACGACTGAAGGTCCTTATGATAAGATAGGCTTAGGCAAAAGCCAGGATCTACTATCTGTTTATGTTGAGTTTCTGGGTGAAAGTGACGATGATGTTCTGTTTTATAAAAAATACGATTACAATTATCTAATTGCAAGCTGGACTACTTTTAGCGGACAAGAAGATTTTGAACTAGACGGCTCAGATGTTAGTCAGATTCGTATGACTATCGATGGATATGACGCCGGATATACGAGCGGATATCACGGGCCTGAGATTAAAAATGTACAACTTCAATTATTATTTACTGTAGCAGAAGTAGCTATAGATTGTGTAGCTGATCCTGCATCAAGCCCTACATGTTATGGATACCAAGATGCATTCAATAAATCAATTGGTTTGCCTACTCTAGATGAAATGATAACTGCACTTGAAGAAGAGTATGGCGGTGCTTATGATGGACAAGATGATGGTATGTTTGAAGACTTTGATGGACAAGAAGATGGCGTAATTATCTTTGACTTTACCGGTACCCCGGACTTTACATTTGATGGACAAGAAGATGGCTTACCTTCGTTATTTGACTTTGAATTGACTGAAGCTGAGAAGCAAGAGATGATTGAAGAGTTTGAAGCACAAGGTGGCATTATAGATGATTTTATGATGGATGGATCCTTTGATGATGACGGTTCGATACCAATGGATGGATCGTTTCCTGAAGATGATTTTTCTGGGGATTTTGTGGAAGACTATAGTGGTATTCCTTTAGATGATTTTACTAATCCTCCTGAAGAGATCTTTGGTATTGAGCCTGAGCAATTCTTTGAACCGATAGAAGAAATTGACGCCACAGGCCTCCCACCGATTGATGACGTGCTCATAGAAGAGCTCCCAATTTTAGACGATGACTTACCAACAGATATATCCAATGAAACACAAAAAGCTCCTAGCATTTCTATTAATCCTATTGCTATTGCAAAGGGTGCGGCAGATGCTGGAACAGTCGTTGCTGCTGACGCAACGAGCGATGCACTTACTTCATCGGTTATATCATCAGAAGCCGATACAACGTTTAGTATTAATCAAAACATTACCTCATCAATAAACAGCAATACGATGGATACAGGAGCTGGACAGACTAATGCTCTTGGACAGGTTGAAAGTAATATAGGTGGAGGATTTGATGGCTCAGGTAGCGGATATGATGGATCAGACAGTGGATATAGCTCTGGTGTAGAAAACATTAGTGCAGGTGGTGATATTAGTATAGATAATAATGCTATGGATTTTAATCAACAGGATTTTAATTCCAACTTTGATGATACTAATGAATATGAAGTTGTTGGAATTACTGTAGAGATTGAGATTGATGCGATTACGTCTAAGCTAGTAAATAGTGCTATTAAGAATATAGTTAATACACTTATCGAGCAAGGACAAATAGTGCCTGCAGAAGAAGAACAGTCTCCAGGCCTGGATAATAATGCAGAAGACGCTTTAGTTGAAGCGGCAATATCTGGTGACACTAGTGAAGATGCACAGTCTGCATTACTTGGTTATAATCCAAACTTTCGTGTCTATGTAACTCCTCAGATGCAAGATAACACTTTCTATCTGCCAAAGGATATTTACCCTGGACAGGAAAATTATGATAATCCGGCCGGGCGTTTCTTTAGCAGTGCTTCAGATGAAAAGCATAGAGCGATGGTCCGACAGCAATACGAAAGTAATTAAATGGCACAAAAAAAATTATCCCAAGGATCGAAATACGCGGCATACGACTTAGATGGTGATGGAACAGTAACGGATGAAGAGATGGCAAAAGCCGAACATATGATAAACGTTGAGAATGAAGATAAAAAGCAGGATGCACAACGAAACATGGCATGGTTTGCTTTGTTCGGCATGTTGTTGTACCCATTTGCAGTAGTTATTGCAATCGCATTTGGGCTTGACTCTGCCGGTACTATTCTAGGTAACATGGCACCGACATACTTTGTATCGGTTGCTGCAATTGTTGCTGCATTCTATGGTACTCAGGCATACGCAAGTAAGCCTATTCAAGTAAAGCAGGATTACTAATGTATGAATATCGCACAAATATAGTCAAGATCGTTGATGGTGATACTGTTGACGTAGATATCGATTTAGGATTTGGTACGTGGATACGCAATGAGCGGGTACGTATTATGGGCATTGACACGCCTGAATCTAGAACTTCAGATAAAACTGAGAAAGTATTTGGGTTAGCCGCAAAGAAACGGATAACCGAACTACTTGGTCCAAGCCCAGTTCTTAAGACACAAGTCTCTAAGAAGGGTGAGGATATGAAAGGTAAATTTGGCCGAGTACTCGGTGATTTTACAACAGAAGATGGGCGAATGATAACTGATATTATGATAGAAGAAGGCCATGCCGTACGTTACATGGGTGGAAGCAAGGACGATGTGACTGCTCAACATATGGTTAACAGGGAAAGACTACTCGCAGAAGGCGTAGTCACACTTTAAGGAGAAATAGTATGGCCGAGGTAGAATTTGGCGGAGTTAAATTTACTGGTGGAAAGATGTTTGCAGTTATTACTGCGCTTTCTACTCTCGGCGGTGCTACGTGGGGAGGATTTGAAGTCTATAAAGATTATATGGATATGAAAGAAATCATCCAAAATATCGATACAGATCAAATTGATGCCCGCAATAATGAAATAGAAATAAAGCTTGATGCAGCTATTAGCTACACTCGGGACATTAAGAACGATCTTAAAGACGATATTGGTAGGATAGACGGTGGCCTAGATAAACTTAAGGCAAAAGTTGAGACATCTAAAACCCATGTAGAAACTAGTGTAGAACACTTTGAAAATAAAACTGAGATTAGTATAGAAAAATTTGAAAACAAAACTAAAGCTCAATTAAGCGAAGCAGAAGATGATCTTAAAGCAGCACAAAAAGAATTAGAAGCTATGGCAAAAGAACTTGAAGCCGAGCTCGAAAAAATACGTGATACTATGGGTGAAATCAGATCCGAGACCGGCGCAACCCTACGAGATGTAGAAATGACAATGCGCGAATCTGAGAAAGACACGCGCGATACTATGAAATCTACTGCTAAGGATATAGAAGAAGAGATGGCCATACTTAAGAGGGACATCATTGAGAGGATCGAGGAGGCCCTTGATAATCCATTAAATGACTAATGTTTGGCTGGTATGCGAAGACAAAGGCTAAACTAAGTCAGAAGTTGAGAGATCTGTGGCACGTCGATAGTATGATCGACTTGTTTGTCGATATTTTGCTTGTGGTATTTGATGCGATCAATACGCCAATATTAATATTTGTACGAATACTCAGGCACTTCTTTGAAGAGTGGGTTCTTTGGGCTATTAAGACAGCAATAAAATGGTTTGCTCATAAAGTATTACGAATACCGGAGAGCAAGTAGCCTAAAACATATCGCTAAGATCTTCTTTAGTATCCCAATGATAACATGTGTATTCTAATACGGTCCACCCGTTTTGCTCGGCTTTCGTATATCCGATAGATAGACTCTCTAGGCATAGCTCTAGTGTAGGAATCGGAGCTGGGAATGCCATAACACGACACGATTCAGTCTCTAATGAGCAGCCTAATATTAATGCAGTAAACATTTCACTTACCTCCTAGGTATTTTGGCACTTTGGCCTCTATTTCCTTCTTGGTTATCCAATCATAAAAGAATTTTTTAATTCGTTTAAACATTAGTCACCTTTGTAGATTTTAGTTAGATGTGTTTCAAACTCTTCAACTTTTGCAAGGCGATTTGGCCATAAGATATAATCCTTTTGTGGATTAGCCTTAAGATTATTAAGTAACGGTGTGATAGCATTATACAATGCATCGAGACGATCCTCAACAGTACCGGCAGCTGATGCTGCCGTTTGTACTGCTTCAAGTTCGTCTTCATCTACTGCCGTAAACCCAAAATCAAACATATCTGCCATTATTTTGCCCTTAATGATATTTCAACAGGAATACGATTTCCTACCTGGTATTTGTTATATGTCATAGCAGTGCCTTCGTGACCACTCCATGTGAACCATATTTTATAATGTTTAATAGTTTTTTCGTTGTGTGAATCATACACCGTTTGGCATGACTGATGCGTACGATAGCCTGTAATCACTTGTGATGATTTACCACCTTGCTGAGAATTAGCACCCATGATAGCACCAAGAAGAGTCATAATGTCTTTGCCTTGACCGCTACCAAATTGGTTACCAACAACTCCGCCAATAATGGCACCGCCCAAAACTTCGCCATCACTACTTTGCCGTTGGACATGACCGTAAATAGGAACCTCAACATTCTGACATATATTACGAGGTGTGTTTACGATTGAATTTGTATAGATTGGATCTACACGTGAAATTGTAGCGCGAACAGTGTCCGCATAAGCTGGCAATGCAATTGCGATTGCTGTCAATGTAGTCATTAAAAGTTTCATAATATGTTTTCCTTATGCGAACATTAAGTTTTAATTAGGTAATTTTTTATTTCGCCGTTTAAGCTTTCTCATCTTTGAGAAAAATCTGCTAGACTTTGCTAGCATGACGTCCTTTAAGTCTCGTCGCCGTACTCTTGCCGACTCCGACTTGGCAATACGTTCTGATCTAGTAGTTTGCACTTCCTATTCCTTTCGTATGAGAGCAATAATATTTATACTATAAAACTACAATAACATGTGTAATATGCCTTGTACACACTTATTAAACTGGCAAAGGTGGAGAGAATCGAACTCCCGGCACGCGGATTTGGAATCCGCTGCTCTACCACTGAGCTACACCCCTATATTCTTTGGTGATCTCTTCAGGATTCGAACCTGAGACCTAGTGCTTAGAAGGCACTTGCTCTATCCAGCTGAGCTAAGAGACCAGTTCCTATAGAAACTTAGATGTGATATTCACTACATTTACTACAACAAGCAATATTACACCAATGTTCAATCCTCGCACGAGATAGGTCAATATACAATCTCCATTCCGTCATATTCTGTTTCAATAAGAGGTTCAAGTTGAATATTGGGCATAACGCCACTGCGAACCATAGCAGAGCTTTCAGACCACTCCATATGGATTTGGCGTGATTGCTCCCGCGTCAGGCATTCCCATAGTAGGGTTTCGCCATCTTTCCAATTCTTTACTACCTCAACATACCACATTATCATATCAGTCCTTATATTTTACAATAGCTAAAAGTTCTTTGACAAGAGTCTTTCCATAATCGGTGAATAGGATACCTTGATTCCAGACGAAGTGTTCTACACACTGTCCGCTCCAAAAGGTTTCCCTTTGGGTTAACCAATCCAACGCTTGAGTACGTGATTTGGCACCAGAAGATATTACTTTAGCAACAAGCTCTTCAAAAAGAATAACATCTTTTTGCTCTTGAATCCCGTTACTAATTTCGTTTTGCTTGAGTTCTTCGCACAGTTCATCGAATATGCTATCTTTACCCGCTTTGTCAAGCGAGTCAAAAGAATTTAGATAATCAGCGGACGGCCTAAAGCCGTGCA